CAGAAAGTCCCCGCTAGCCCGGACAACTTGCGCGCGGGCGGCATAAGTAACGGGGTGGGGGGAAGACAAGAACCCAAGGAAGAAGGCGACCCATGACCAGCCAGGCGTGCCGCTGGCGGATGGCGCGGCGCTCAGCGCGGGGGAATACGACCTTCGCAAGGGGAGATTTGCAGATGGCCACCTCACACACCGTACCCGCCGTTGCCGAGTTCCTGGACGACGCGACCCAGCGGCGCATCCACTACCGCGTCGCCCGCCTGGGCCACAAGTTCGCCCTGTCCAGGGAGGACCGGGAGGACCTCCGGCAAGACTTCCGCATGGCGCTTCTCTCGGCCCAGGCCCAGTACGCCCCGGACAAGTGTCCGCTGGACCGGTTCGTCAGCATGGTCCTGAACCGGCGCTACAAGTACCACGTCCGGCAGCTGTGCCAGCTCAGTCACCACCGCGGGCGAACGCCCAACGCCATGGCGCTTGACGACGTTGACCCTGACGTCGACTGCCTGATCCCCGACCCGCGGCAGGAAGCGGCGCTGGCCCAGGTCGAACTCCGCCACGACCTCCGTCACGCCTTCAAGGGAATGACGGACATCGAGCGGGGCGTGTGTGCGCTCCTGATGTCCGGTCACACGCCGACTGAGGCGTCGCGGATGCTGGGCGTCGTCCCGTCCACGGTAACGCGGGCGATGGACCGCATCCGCGGCCACCTCTCCCGGGCCGGTCTGGACCCGAGCGCCTGATTTTGCACGCAAAGGACGCGCTCCGTCCGCAAAAAGACAAGGGTGGAGGAGGTGCAAGAATGGAGCCAATCGCCATGGGTGACCTTCACATCGACCTGGACGTCCTTGGCGTCGAGACCGAGGGCGAATACCACGCCAAGGCCGGCGAGTACCTCTCCAGCCACCAGCTCCTGGATTTCATGAAGTGCCCCTGGCTGCACCACAAGAAGGCGAGCGGCCTCCTGGAGGACAAGGACTCGCCGGCCTTTCTTCTGGGCCGGGCGGCCCATGTGCGCATCCTGGAAGGCCGCGATGCCTATGAAGCCCGGTTCGCCCTCGGCGGCCCCATCAACGAGAAGACCGGCCGGCCCTACGGGGCCAACACGAAGGCGTTTGCCGAGTGGGCCGTGGCCCAGGGCAAGCCCGTCCTCAGCCAGGAGCAGGTCGACCTCATCGAGCAGATGGCCGCCGGCGTGGCCATGAACGACGAGGCGGTGGACCTGCTGCTCTACGGCCGGGCCGAGGGCGTCGTCCGGGCCACGTATGCCGCCACGCCTTGCCAGATTCGCATCGACTGGACCCACCCCTACCGGGGCATCGTGGACCTCAAGACCTGCGACGAACTCGATTGGTTCGAGGCCGACGCCCGGCGCTACCGTTATGCCAACCAGGTGGCGTTCTACCAGTCGGTGCTGGCCGTGACGATCGGGGAGTCCGTTCCCGTCCACATCGTGGCCGTCGAGAAGCGCGAACCGTTCCGCTGCGGCGTCTGGCGCGTGAGCGACGACGCCCTGGCCGTGGCCCGCCAGGAGAACGAGGCCGCCATCCGGCGCCTCAAGGCCTGTCGTGAGGTGGACCGCTGGCCAACTGGTTACGAGGCGGTCCGCATCCTCGATGTCGCGTAGCAGAGATCCCGCGCCCGGGCGGGCGGCATGCGTGGCCGCCCGGGTGCCTTGCTCAAAACATGAACCCATAACCCAGCAGAAAGGAATCGTGATGAGCCTCCTGAAACAGATTCACAGCGGCCGACGCCCGTCGCCGCCGAGGTTGATGATCTACGGCACGGAGGGGATCGGGAAGTCGACGACCGCCGCCGGCGCCCCGAAACCCATCTTCATCCCGACCGAGGATGGCCTCGACCAGATCGACTGCGACTCCTTCCCCCTGGCCACCGCCCTGGCGGAGGTGGAGGCGGCCCTGGGTGTCCTGGCCAACGAAGCCCACGGCTACGAGACGGTCGTCCTGGACAGCTGCGACTGGCTGGAACGCCTGATCTGGGATGCCCTGTGCCAGCAGCACGGCGTCTCCTGCATCGAGAAGGTCGACGGCGGTTACGCCCGCGGCTACACGCACGCCCTGACGCACTGGCGGCGCATCCTGGACGGCCTGAACACGCTGCGGAACCGGCGCGGCATGTGCGTCATCGTCCTTGCGCACGCGAAGGTCGAGAAGTTCGAGGACCCCGAGCACGCCGCCTACGACCGCTACAGCCCCCGCCTGCACAAGCACGCCACCGCCCTCATCACCGAGTGGGCGGACGCCGTGCTCTTCGCCACCCGCAAGATCATCACCCAGACCGAGGAGGGCGGTTTCGGCCGCGAGCGGACCATCGCCGCCGGCCTTGGCGCGGACGGCGGCGAGCGCATCCTCCGCTGCGTCGGCAGCCCCGCCTGCGTGGCAAAGAACCGGTACAGCCTCCCGGCGGAACTCCCCCTCTCGTGGCCCGCGCTGATGCAGGCCCTCGTCAATGACCCCAACACCAGCACCAACGGCAAGGAGAGCTGACCCATGGCGAACCTCAACGGATTCAACGCGCACGAAGTCGAACCGACGACCCCCTTCGACCCGGTCCCGGCCGGGAAGTACCTGGCGGCCATCACCGGCAGCCAGATGATGCCCACCAAGTCGGGCGACGGCAGTTACCTGGAGCTGGAGCTGACGATCCTCGACGGTCCATGCAAGGGCCGGAAGGTCTGGGACCGGCTCTGCCTTGTCCACACGAACCAGCAGACGGTGAGGATCGCCCGGGCGAACCTGTCGGCCCTGTGCCGGGCCGTCGGCGTCATGCAGCCGAAGGACTCCGTCGAGCTCCACAACCTCCCGGTGCTCGTGACCGTGAAGTGCAAGAAGCGCCAGGACACGGGCGAGCTCACCAACGAGGTCAAGGGCTATGCCAGGAAAGAGGCGGCCGCCGGGCAGCCGCAGCAGGCCCCGGCCGCCGACAACACGCCGCCGTGGAAGCGCTGAAGGGAACTGCCCGTGGCGGTCAACTGCGAGATGTGCGGGAGCACGTTGACCAATCGAAAGAACCGGTACTGCCCGGACTGCACGAAGGTCATGCGCCGCCGGATGTGCGAGTCCGGTTACCTCCAGAGCGCCTACGTGCCGCCTTACTTTAGCGACGAGCGCGGCCGCAAGGGCATGCGCGACACGCGAGTCCTGGGAGGAGTGCCCCATTGATGACCGCGCTGCTTCCGTGGCCTCCCAGCATGAACCACTACTGGCGGCGCGTGGGGCCGCGCACCCTGATCAGCCGGGAGGGCCGGACGTTCCGCACGAGCGTCTGCGCCCTCCTGGGCGGTGGCGGGCAGCGCAGGCCCCCGGCGGGCGGGCGCATCGCCCTGGCAATGGACGCCTTCCCGCCGGACCGGCGGCGAAGAGATATTGACAATCTTCTAAAATCCACCCTTGATGCGCTTCAGCATGCAGCGGTCTACGCTGACGACAACCAAATCGACCTTCTCATTGCACGGCGGCGCGAGCCGGACCCGCCGCATGGGCACATCGAGGTACTCGTTGACCAATTGCCACTTTGCCGGTGCCCGCTCTGCGGCGCTTCCCTCCACAGTGAGAACTGAACCATGACCGCAACCGGACGCATTTACATCTCCGGGCCGATGACCGGCCGCGAGGACCACAACTTCCCCGCCTTCAACGCAGCCGCAGAACGGTTCCGCAGGGCCGGGTGGGAGGTCGCCGACCCGTCCAAGAACTTCGGCGGCCGCACGGACCTGCCCCGTGAGAGCTACATCCGCGCCGACGTGATCCTGCTGGCCCGGTGCGACGCGATAGCGATGCTCCCCGGCTGGCAGTCCTCCCGCGGCGCCCTGTTGGAGCACGCCATCGCGCGGGAACTCAAGATGGACGTCTATGACGCGGAAACGATGGGTCTGGTCGCCCCGGAATCCGTCCTCGACGCGGCCAAACGCATCACCGCGGGCTCGCGGCAGGCCGACTATGGCCATCCGGCCGACGACTTCGCCAAGACGGCGCACATGTGGACGGGCATCTTCGCCGGTCGCCTGCGCGAGGGCGCGGCCGTCACGGCGATGGATGTGCCGCTATGCATGATTGCCGTGAAACTCGCCCGCCAGGTCCACCGCCACAAGCGCGACAACCTCGTCGACATCGCCGGCTACGCCCGGACGGCGTCGATGGTCGCCGGAGACGAATGATGGCCAAGGCCCACACGAAGACCATCCTGGCCTTCGGCGACGTCCACGTACCCCACCAGCATGCCGGGGCCGTGGAGGTGCTGTGCCGCGCGGCCGAGCGCCTGCGGCCGGACCTCATCGTGTGCCTGGGCGACCTCCTGGACTGCGGCCAGTTCTCCGTGCATCCGCCGACGTTCGGGATGCCCCAGACCGAGTACGTGGACGACCTAGCCGCGGCCAACGCCCTCTTGGACCGCCTTCAGGCCGTCTGCGACCGGCTGGTCATCATCGAGGGCAATCACGAGTACCGTCTTGACCGGTGGGCCGCCGGCACGGCCGAGGGACGGGGCGCGTACTCGATGCTCGCGCCGCGCATCCGCCTCACCCAGGGGCGGCCGCGCTGCATCTACGTGCGCTACGGCTCGGCCGACGGGCGGTATCCGCATTACCGGCTGAACGGCCGTGTCATTGCGGTGCACGGCTGGTCGTATGCGCGGAACGCCACGAAGCAGCACCTCTCGATCAGCCAGGGCAAGAGCGTCATCCACGGCCACACACACCGGGCCGATGCGAGCATCGTCCAGAACGTCTGGTCGCCCGGCAAGGTCGTCCAGGCCCGCAGCGCCGGCTGCCTCTGTAAGACCATCCCGCTCTACGGCACCGGGCGGCCTGTCGAGTGGGCCAACGCCTTCATCCTCGGCTACCTCGGCCGGCGCAGCGACACGCTCTACACCATCCCAGTCCTGGACGGCCGGTGCATCCTACCCGACGGCGCGGAGGTGCGGGCATGATCCGCCTGCGCCAGTACCAGGAGGAAGCCGTCGCGGCGGTCTACGACTTCCTGCGCCGCCGGGACGACCACCCCTGTGTGGTCATTCCGACAGCCGGGGGCAAGACGCCCGTGATGGCGACCATGTGCCGCGACGCGGTGGAGCGCTGGGGCGGGCGCGTGCTGGTGCTCGCGCACGTGAAGGAACTCCTCGAGCAGGCCGTCGAGAAACTCCATGCGATGGCCCCGGACCTCTGGATGAAAATCGGCGTCTACTCGGCGGGCCTCAGGAGCCGCGACACCGACCACCCCATCATTGTCGCCGGCATCCAGTCGGCCTACCGCCGCGCGGCCGAACTCGACCGGTTCGACCTCATCCTGGTGGACGAAAGTCACCTCATTCCGCCCGATGGCGAGGGCATGTACCGGACCTTCCTCGCCGAGGCGAAGGTCGTGAACCCCCAGGTGCGCCTCGTGGGCCTCACGGCCACGCCGTACCGGATGACCACCGGCATGATCTGCGGCCCGGAGAACCTCCTGAACGAGGTCTGTTACGAGGTTGGCGTTCGGGAGCTCATCGTCCGGGGTTACCTCTGTCCCCTGAAGACGAAGGCCGGCAAGCGGAAGGTGGACACCGGGGGCCTGCACATCCGCGGCGGCGAATTCATCGCTGGCGAGGTCGAGGCCCTGATGGACGACGATGGGCTGGTGCGCGGTGCCTGCCGGGAAATCGTCGACTACACGCAGGACCGCCACTCGGTGCTCATCTTCGCGAGCGGCGTTCAGCACGCGCAGCACGTGCAGCGCGTCTTGGGCGAGATGGGCGCTGAGTGCGGATTCGTCTGCGGCGAGACACCGTCCTCGGAGCGGGCCCACACGCTCCGGCGGTTCCGCGAGGGCGCCCTGAAATACCTCGTGAACGTCAACGTGCTAACGACGGGCTTCGACGCCCCGAACATCGACTGTGTGGCGCTGCTGCGGCCCACGAACTCGCCGGGACTCTACTACCAAATGGTCGGGAGAAGCTTCCGATTGCATCCCGGCAAGACCGACGCCCTCATCCTGGACTTTGGCGGGAACATCCTGCGACATGGCCCGGTCGATGCACTTGAAATCAAGGACCGGGACGCCGGTACAGGTGAGGCACCGGCCAAGGAGTGTCCTCAGTGCCAGGCGGTCATCCACGCCGCCTATGCCGTGTGCCCGGAGTGCGGCTACGAGTTCCCGCCGCCCGAGCGTGAGAAGCACGACCGCCGGGCCAGCGATGCGGCCATCCTCTCGGGGGAGGCCACGGTCACCGAGTACCCCGTCCGCGAGGTCTCCTACAGCGTCCACACGAAGCGCGACGCCCCGCCCGACGCGCCGAAGACGATGCGCGTGCAGTACCGCATCGGGTGGAACATCTGGCGGAGCGAGTGGGTCTGCTTCGAGCACACCGGATGGGCGCGCGCGAAGGCGGAATCCTGGTGGTGCCGCCGCACCGACCACCCCATTCCCGCGACGGCGGCCGAGGCTGTCGACATCGCTGGCGCTGGCCACCTGGCCGAACCCGTGGCCATCACTATCCGGAGCGTCGCCGGCGAGAAGTACGACCAGATTGTCGGCTACCGCTTCGCCGACGAGCCGTCCGGGGATGCATTGTTTGGACCGGAGCCGACCGCTGAACCTGCGGACGACCTGGACCTCGACGAAGAGGCCGTTCCGTTCTGAAAGGAAGTGGCGTGGCCGACCGGCCTGACAATCTTGCTGAGACGGCTGCCGCCTACCTGGCGGCTGGCCTGAGCGTACTTCCCGCCCGCCGCAATGGCGACGATAAGCGCGTCGCGCTTCGGACATGGAAGCCCTATCAGGGCCGTCTGCCTACCCCGGACGAGGTGCAGGCATGGTTCAGCAACGCGCACCAGGCGCTCTGTCTGGTCTGCGGCGGCGTCTCCGGGAACCTGGAGATGCTGGACTTCGACGTCGGCGCGGAGGCGTTCGAGCCTTGGTGCCGGCAGGTCCGCGAGGCCGTCCCCGGCCTCCTGGAGCGGCTCGTCATCGAGGCGACCCCTTCCGGGGGCCGGCACGTCGCGTACCGCGCCCAGGAGCCCGTCTGCGGCAACCTGAAACTCGCGCGGCGCAAACTGCCAGTATCCAGCGGAGAGCCGATCGTCATCTGCGGCAAGACCTACGTGCCGCGCAAGGACGCCAACGGCAACTGGCACGTCCTGCTGACGCTCGTGGAGACCCGCGGCGAGGGCGGCATCATCCTCTGCGGCCCGTCCGAAGGATATGTGCTGACCCAGGGCGACTTCACGGCCCTGCCGGTCCTTTCGGTCGACGAGCGCGAGATGCTCCTGTCGGCCGCATGGGCGCTGAACGAAGTCGTGCCGGCACCGGAACCTGTCCCCCGCGGGACGGCCGCCGGCACCAGGCCCGGCGACGAATACAGCGCCCGCGGCGATGTGCGGGCAGTGCTTCAGAAGCACGGCTGGACGCTTGTCCGCCCTGGTGAAAACGAACACTGGCGCCGGCCCGGTAAGACCGCCGGTACATCAGCCACGCTCAAGGATCGCGTCTTCTACGTCTTCTCGTCGAACGCCGCGCCCTTCGAGCCGCAGACGGCCTACGCGCCCTTCAGCGTGTACACCCTCCTGGAACACGGCGGCGTCTTCGCCAAGGCGGCCGCGGCATTGCGGGCGGAGGGCTACGGCGGCGGGCCAGAGGTTGCCGCAGACGTGGACGTCTCGGCCATAGTTGCGTCAGCCGCCGACGGCAGCGATTCATCGCAAGAGGGCCACGGGCCGCCTGACCCAGGGCCGGTGCCTGACGCGCTGCTCTACGTCCCCGGTTTCGTCGGGGAGATTATCGACTTCTGCATGGCCAAAGCGCCGTACCCAAGCCTTGGCATGGCGTTCTGCGGCGCGCTGGCGATGCAGGGCCACCTCGCCGGGAGGAAGGTCCGCGATGCGGGTGACCTCAGGACGAACCTGTACCTCTTGGCGCTGGCGAGTTCTTCGGCGGGCAAGAACTATCCGCGGCAGATCAACTCGCACCTGGCTATCGCCGCCAACATCCCCGAAACGATGCGCATCCGGTTCGCATCCGGCGAGGGCATCGAGGACCACCTGGAATCCCACCCCTGCACCCTGTACCAGACCGACGAAATCGACGGCATCCTCCAGTCAGTCAGCAAGGCCCGCGACGCCCGCCACGAGTCCATCATCACGACGCTGCTGACGATGTACTCCTCGGCCAGCATGATGTACCCGATGCGGTCCAAGGCGGGTAAGCAGCCCGCCGGCGTCATCCACCAGCCGCACCTGACCATCTTCGGCACCGCCACGCCGGGCCATTACTACGAGGCCCTGTCGCAGCGGATGCTCACCAACGGCTTCTTCGCCCGGATGATCATCGTGGACACGGGCAAGCGCTCGGCCGGCCAGGACACGGTCCCGGTGGAGAACTTGCCCCCGCGCCTCGTCGAGACAGCCAGTTGGTGGGCGGGCTTCCAGCCGGGGGAGCATCGCGGCAACCTCATCGGCTTCTTCCCCCAGCCCGTCGTCGTGCCGTACAGCGACGATGGCAAACGCGCTGCAGACGACTTCCGCCGTCTCGCTGACGAGGAGTACACCAAGGCCGAGGACAAGCGCGACGACGTGGCCACGACCGTCTGGGGCCGGGCCAACGAGAACGCCAGGAAGTTGGCGCTCCTGTACGCCTGTAGCGAGAATCACGCTAAGCCCGAGATCACCCGCGCCGCCGTCGACTGGGCTACCGCCTTCGTCCAGCATCAGACCCGGCGGATGCTGTTCATGGCCTTTCAGTACGTGGCCGAGAACCCGTTTCACAGCGAGTGCCTGAAGCTTTTGCGCAAACTCCGCGAGGCGCCGGGCCGGCAGATGCAGCGACAGCACCTCCTGCGAGTCATGCGGTGCAAGGCCGCGGACTTCGACCAAATGGTCGGGACGCTCCACCAGCAAGGGGACATCATGCCGGTGGACATCCCCACCCGAACCAAGACGGCCTTGGGGTACCGAATCGCATGAAAAGGCCCGCAAACAATCCTTCCCGAATCCTTCACAATCCTTCACGCGGGCGTGAAGGATTGGGCCTCGATGGGGCGTTTCTCGACCCGAACGAGGCCGTCCGACTGAATCCTTCACGAATCCTTCACGGGTGTTTTGTGAAGGATTCGGAGCAGCGAAAGTCTAGTAATATAAAGGAAATACACACTCTCTCTCCCTCTATATCTAATCCTTCACACCCCTCCGCACGCGCGTGTGCACCTACGTGCGCGCGTAGGGGGGATGTGAAGGATTGGGCAGGTAGGTACTTCCAGGCCGATGGCCGCGGGCTTGGGCACGCGGAGCTGTCGGGCGCAAGGTTTGAGTTTGTTGCCGACGTGAAAAACTCAAGGAGGGGAAGATGGGCAAGATGGGCAAGGGGCAGACCGCACTGCGACGGCGTTCTAAGGCCTGGAAGGCGCGGATGGGCGGGGTCTGAAGCGGTGAGGTATGGCCGGGCAAGGCCGGGGGCGTTTTCGAGAAAGGAAGGTTGAAGCATGAAGCGCGTGGAGGTGGCCGTGCGGGACGTTACGCCCCTGCTGATGAACCGCATGACGGACGAGCATCTGTTGGCGCTGCACACGAAAGAGAAGCGGAAGTTCACCGCCCCGAAGGAGCCACGCGAGGCAGCGGCCCTGAAGGTCTACCAGACCCGCGATGGCCAGCCGTACCTTCCGACCGAGAACTTCATGGCCTGCCTCATCGCGGCCGGCGTCTACATCAAGCTCGACGGCAAACGCCAGATGAGCACGGCGAAGTCGACGCTCCTGCCGGGGTTCCTGACGGTTGAGAACCCGTATCTCCCCCTCACCAACGGCGACGGGAGGCCCGCCGCCTGGGAAGTGGATATGCGGCAGGGCCGCAATCCCAACGGCGGTGAGGCCGTATGCGTGGTGCGGCCGTGGTTCGATGTGTGGTCGCTGGCGGCCTCGGTGCTCATCGACGCCGACAGCATCAGCGAAAACCTCATCCGGGAACTGGTGGACATGGCCGGAAGCCGGATTGGTCTGGGCGACTTCCGGCCCCAGCGGCGGGGCATCTTCGGCAAGTTCAAGGTGGTGCACTGGCAGTAGCGTCGTGGTCAGGCCTGGCGTGGCAAGGCTGGGCGAGGCCCGGTCCGGCTAGGCAAGGCGTCGCAAGGCATGGCAAGGGCGGCTGGGGCGGGGCGTCGTGCCCCGCCCGGCCGCGAACAAGAGGGTGAAAGGGAAGACACATGCAGATCGAAATGGTGAACATCAACCTGGTCAAGGAATATGAGCGGAACCCGCGCCAGAACGACGGGGCGGTGGATGCTGTGGCGGCCAGCATCAAGGAGTTCGGGTTCAAGGTTCCGGTCATCGTGGACAATCACAATGTTCTGGTTGCCGGGCATACCCGCGTCCGGGCCGCCCGCAAACTCGGCCTGAAGGAAGTGCCGGCGATCCGGGCGGCCGACCTGACGCCGGAACAGGTCCGGGCGTTCAGAGTGGCTGACAACAAGTTGCATGAACTCTCCTCGTGGGACATGCAGCTCCTGCCGTTGGAGTTGAAGGACCTTCAGGGCATGGACGTCGACCTCGGAATCCTGGGGTTCAGCCAGGAGGAACTCGGGGCCCTCTTGGCCCCGCCGGGCAACGAGGGGCTCTGCGATCCCGATGCGGTGCCGGCGCCGCCGGACGAGGCCGTGACCAAACCAGGTGACCTGTGGCTCTTGGGAGGCCACCGGCTCCTGTGCGGTGACAGCGGGAAGGCCGACGACGTGGACCGCCTGCTCGGTGGTGCGCCCGTCCACCTGGTCTCCACCGACCCGCCGTACGGGGTCAAAGTCGAGCCGAGGAGCGGGAACGCCATCGCCGCGGGCCTCTCATCGTTTCCTGCCGCCGAGGGGGCTCACGGCGGTCTGATGCACCACCAGTCCTTTGACGTGGCCCGCCAGGGCGTCAAGGCGGCTACGACCGAGAAGTTGCGGCCCCGAGACAGACCGCTGGCGAACGATTTCCTGAGCGACGAGGAATTCGGTCGGCTCCTGAGGGCTTGGTTCGGCCAGATGGCACGCGTGCTCCTGCCCGGGCGCTGCTTCTACATCTGGGGCGGCTATGCGAACTGCGGCAACTACCCGCCCGTCCTCAAGGCGTGCGAACTCTACTTCTCGCAGGCCATCATCTGGGTCAAGGAGCACCCGGTCCTGACGCGCAAGGACTTCATGGGGAACCATGAGTGGTGCTTCTATGGGTGGCGGGAAGGGGCCGGGCACGAGTTCTTCGGCCCCAACAACGCCACGGACGTCTGGTCGGTCAAGAAAGTGAACCCCGCCAGCATGATTCACCTTACCGAGAAGCCCGTGGAACTCGCCGTCCGCGCGATCGAGTACTCGTCGCGCCCGGGCGAAAACGTGCTGGACCTGTTCGGCGGGTCGGGCAGCACGCTCATCGGCTGCGAGAAGACGGGCCGGCGGTGCTTCGTGATGGAACTCGACCCGCTGTACTCCGACGTGATTGTGCAGCGCTACGAACAGTTCACCGGCAAGAAAGCCGAGCACCAGAAAGGAGACCAGGCGTGACGGCTACTATCTCAACGGCCCTCAACCAGGAGCACCGGAACCGCATGCAGACCGGAGAATGCTGTGTCGAAATCGTGGCGGAAGGGCGGCCGAGACAAGCCGGTCCCGGAAAGCCCCTCGGCCCGACGCCCCTGCGGCCATTTGCCCACGGCGAATGCGCCAACGCGCAGGCCGAGGACGGCTGTCTCTTCCGGTCGGACGGGTGCCTCGTTGTCCGCGGCCGACGGTGCCGCTACTTCGAGTCGTGCGTCCTGCCGCTCCTGACGCGGTGCGCGAGCGCTCGCTGTCTCCAACTCTACCCCGAGGCCGCCGACGCCTACCTGGCCCTGCATCCCGAACTGTGCGGCAAGGTCCGCTCGGCGCAGACGCGGCTATGTCAGTGCGGCGCGCCGCTGCGGAAATGGCGGCACTACTGTGACGCCTGTGCCACGGTGCGGCGGCGGACCTCGCACAGAGAACACTCGCGCGCGTCGCGTGGACAGAAAATCCAGAAAAGCGCGCAGATTCCTTCGGAAACTCAGGCCGTTTTTGGGCCTGCGGACGAAACACGGGGAATCGGTCAACGAACGCCCGAAGCGCGAGTTTTCTGTCCACGGGCGGCCTCCGAGGAGGCCATTCGGTGAGTCGTCTCCCCGAATACCACGTCGACCCCGTGCCCCGCAGCCTGATGGCGGCGTTCGTGGCGGCGCACCACTATGCCGTCCGAGTGCCGCCGCACTGTCTGCTGTCGCTGGGGTGCTTCAAGGGCCGCGACCTGGTAGGCGTGGCGGCGTGGGGCTACGGCGTCCGGCCGCGCCATACCATCCAGCGGCTGTTCCCGAGTCTGACGACCAGCGACTACTATGAGCTCAACCGGCTGTGCATGCTCGACTCGGAACCCCGCAACGGCGAGAGCCACTTTCTGCGGCTCTGCCGCGAGTACATCCGCCAGCGCGAGCCCGGCCGGGTTGTCCTCTTCTCGTGGGCCGATGGCATGCGCGGCAAGCCCGGCTTCGTCTACCAGGCCGACAATTGGCTCTACGGCGGCTTCATCCGCACGGAGTTCTACGTGACGGACGACTGGGAGGTCGTGCATCCGCGGCAGGTGATCACGCGCTGCGGTCGGCGGGACCGGGCGTTCACCAGGAGCGTGGGCCTCAGGCGGGTGCGCGGCCGGCAGTTCCGGTACTGCCATTTCCTGTGCGGCCACGGCCTGAGGAAGAGGCTTCTCAGGGAATCGCCGTTCCGCTGGGGCCGGGACTACCCGAAGAGGGATGATTGTGTGTGGACATTTGAGGGCAGTGAGGAAACGCGAGCGGCGGAGGTGTCAAGAGAGACACGCGAACCCCCCAGGTTCGAGGGCTCGGGGCAGTTCCGAGACGCCGCTCCACTTTTCGACGCCCAGGCCAATTGAGGTCCACGATGGAGAACCTGGCCCAGGATGCAAAGGCGACCCTAAACCCCTCGGCCCTCTCTCTGGCCGACGCCGCGCGGATCCTCTCGGCCGCCGGCGGCCAGCGGGTGACGATCGAGATGCTCCGGGAAGACGTTGCAGCCGGCGCGCCGACGAACGCCGACGGCAGCATCAACCTGTTGCACTACGCCGCCTGGCTGAACGCGAAGGACGCGCATGGCGATTGACACCCGCAACCTGAAACCCTCGGAACTGGTGCGGCTCCTGAATTCCACGCCCCTGGGCGCGGTCACGAGCGCCGCGCGCCTGTCGCGCCAGATGAACGAGGCGGGGTACCGCGTCGGCGATGGCCGGCACGTGGACCTCGTGCGGTACGTGGCGTGGCTCGCGCACCGCCGGCGGCTGCCCCGGCCTGCGCCGCTCACCTACGAGGAAAAGAAGGCCAAGCAGGCCGAGCGGAACCGCCGTGAGACGGCCGCCGCCCAGGACATCGGCCCGCTACCGGACGTCGAGGACATGGACCGCCGCCAGACCGCCTGCGCCGGCTTCCGGTTCTTCTGCGAAACGTACTTCCCGAAGGCGTTCTACCGCGACTGGTCCGACGACCACCTGCGTGTGATTGCGAAGATCGAGCGGGCGGTGCTTCAGGGTGGCCTCTTTGCGTTCGCCATGCCTCGGGGAAGCGGAAAGACCACCCTGGCCCGCCTGGCGGGCCTGTGGGCCATCCTTACGGGGGCGCGGGCCTACGTGTGCCTCATCGGCGGGTCGCAGGACCGCGCCCTGGACCTGCTGGCGCCGCTCAAGAAAGAGATCCTCGGCAACGCCGCGCTGCGGGCGGACTTCCCGGAGGCTGTCCACCCCCTGTGGATGCTCCGCAACAACGCCCGCCGGCAGATCGGCCAGCACATCGGCGGCGAGCCGACCTACGTCATCTGGGCCGCCGACAAACTCGTCTTCCCGACGGTCGTGGGCGACACGCTGCCGCCGTCGCTCCGGAGTGCTGGTCTTGAGCAGTCGCCCGCCAGCGGGTCGATCATCACGGTCACCAGCCTCGACTCGAACATGCGGGGCCAGCAGCACACGAAACTCGATGGCCAGGTCGTGCGGCCGTCGCTGGTGATCCTAGACGACCCGCAGACCCGCGAGTCGGCCCGGTCGCCCACGCAGACGAAGTACCGCATGGAACTCCTCAATGGCGACGTCCTCGGCATGGCGGGGCCGGGCGAGAAGATCGCCGCGTTCCTTACGTGCACGAAGATGTACGACGGAGACCTCGCGGACCAGGTCCTCGACCAGGAGAAGAACCCCGAGTGGCAAGGAGAGTGCACGAAGATGGTATACGCTTTCCCCGCCAACACGAAACTCTGGGATGAGTATGCCCAGGTCCGGGCGTCGAGCCTTCGGGCCGGCCGGGGCATCAAGGACGCTACTGCATTCTACCGCCAACACCGCGATGAGATGGACGCCGGCACCCGGGTCGCCTGGCCCGCCCGGTTCAACAAGGACGAACTCTCGCCCATCCAGCACGCGATGAACCTGAAGTTGCGGGACGAGGAGGCGTTCCGGGCCGAGTACCAGAACGAGCCGGCCGCCGAGCAGATGGCCGAGAACGTCCTTACACCCGACGACGTGGCCGGGCGGTTCAATGGCCGCCGTCGCGGCGAGGCGCCCCTGGCGTGCTCGACGGTCACCATGTTCATCGACGTGCACGACAAGGCCCTGTTCTACTGTGTGGTCGCCTGGCAGGAGAGCTTTACTGGGTTCGTCGTCGATTACGGCACATTCCCCAACCAGAAACGGCCCTGGTTTACGCTCGATAACGCCACGCGCACTCTCGGCCGTGCATTCCCCGGCACGGGGACCGACGCCGCCATTCAGGCGGGCCTCGAGCGGCTGGTCGGCGAGTACCTTGGGCGCGAGTGGCCGCGCACGGGCGGCGGTGTCCTTCGAATCGAGAAGTGCCTCGTGGACATGGGCTACAAGCCCGGCCTCGTGGCGGCGGTCAAGCACAAGGTGGGCGGGGCGGCAATGGTGCTCTCCAAGGGCGTGGGCATCCGGGCGGGGGCCCGGCCCATATCGACCTACCGCCGGCATCCGGGGGAAGTGTACGGGCACAACTGGTATCTGCCGAACGTGAGGGGCACGCAGGAGTTCCCGCACGTCGCGGTGGATGTCAACTGGTGGAAGACGTTCGTGCACGCGCGACTGTCAATCGCGCCGGGGGACCCGAGCGCGCTTACGCTGTTCGGGAAATCGGCCGACGAGCACCGCCTGTTCTCTGAGCACGTCGCCGGCTCGGAGACCTGGACGCTGACGCACGGTCACGGCCGGGACGTCCAGGAGTGGAAACTGAGGCCCACCCGGCCCGACAACCACTGGCTGGACTGTCTCGTGGGCTGCGCCGTAGCGGCCTCGATGTGCGGCGTGGCGCTTGAGGGGATGGACAAGAAGGTGGTCCGGGAGCGGGGGCGCGAGCGGCTGAGGCTTTCGGACCTTCAGAGGGGGCGGCGGGCATGAGCAACGTTCCTGACGGCGGCGCACCCGGCAGCGCCCCGCTGCGGCTCTCCAACCTTCAGCAGCGGGACGAGCGGGGCCTGGTGTGCCGCAAGTGCGGCTGCCGGCACTTCTACACCGTTTACACGCGCCCCAAGCCCGGCTGCGTCATGCGCCTCAAGGAATGCCGCCACTGCGGACATCGGATGGTGACGCGGGAGCGGGGGGGATGACGGCCGCCGTCAGGGCGGTGGGCTTGAGCGTCTGCGGGTTCTCGCGGTCAGCGTCCATCGGAATTCCCAAGGAATCTTCGCGTCATTGCCGTAAGTCGCGCCCCGGGCGCGACATGTAGGCGGCCGGAATTATGCAGTTTAATCCATTATTCGCCTTGCTTCCGGGCCGAAAACATGCCCTGATCCACGTGGTGGGGCGAACACGAGCCACGAAAGGGGACGACGATGAAAACGACGCGAATCGAGATCGAGGGGGCCAAGGGCAAGGCCGCCATCCGCCGCGAGACGGACGAGGTGGTCATCGAGGCTACGGTAGGCCGCAAGACGACGACCTGGCGGTTCTTCAGCCGCATCCACGAGGACCAGGTGGCGATGGCCCGCCGCCTCCAGCAGAGGCTCGACGGATACCGGGGCACCGCCGGCGACGTGGCCGACTACCTGCGGGCCATCCAGAACTTCGCCGACTGAGGCGACCAGAACAAGGAGCACGCGATGAAGACGGCCAAACGCAAGACCGAGAACGTGATGGGCAAAGACCTGCGGGTGAGCGACGTGGTCATCCGCGGCGGGTACGAATGGGTCATGGACCGGATCACCTTCGAGCCGGACTTCCCGCGCTACGTGTGCACCTGCCACTGGTCGGGCAATGGGGCGGACCCGCAGTTCTTCAACAACAACTTCGACACCGCCCAGCGCGACGACATCCCCTGGACCCGCCTGGTCAACCCGAAGCCCCGACGCCTGGTCTGCCGCACCGAGGTTCCCGCATGGTACGCGACGCAGGTCGGCCGCGAGGTGGAACTCCGCCAGACGGGCACCGACGCGCTGCTGGCGACCATCCGCCCGCCGGCCGCCTGGGGCGGTGCGTGGGGCTGGAACCTCATCGACGGCGGCGTCCTGGTGGAGCGGACGGGTCAGTAGGAGATGCCCGGCGACGGGCCGCCCGCCGGCGGCCCCCAGCCCGGCAATTCCGCCGCAAGGAGACATGCGATGGCCAC